ACATCCAAACCCATCCAGCCAGCCACCACTGAACCCGTTGACACAGGCAGCGGTTCACCAAAGAAAACGGTTCTCCCGTGATTTTTGTCATTGCGAGGAACGAAGCAATCTCTTTTTTTCCTACCTCCTACCAGCTACCAGCTATCAGCCACCATCTAAGGACTAACCTATGACAGAACCAAAACCAGAATATATCACCGAGCACCAGGTAAAGTTCACGGCCACCGGCCAGGTCAAAGAACCAGGTAACTTTGAGATTGCCTGCATCACAGCCGGCCAGGCCAACGGATGGACCTTTTCCCAACAGGTCCTTCAAAACTCACTTCCCTTGTGGGATGGCGCGCATTGTTTCATTGATCATGCCTGGTTATCCCGATCCGTTCGGGACCTTGCCGGTCAGATTATTAATCCCGTTTGGGATCCAGATCTGCAAGGTATCAAAGCCACGCTAAAGGCCATCGGTCCGGGTTCCGAGATCCTGAAAGCGCTAGGTAAAGAAATTCTAAAAGACAAGGAAAACCCACCCAGGGTGGGTTTCTCCGCCGACATTCTGTTCACAGCCGTGGACAGAAAAATCAAAGACATTTTGAAAATCATTTCCCTTGACCTGGTTTACGATCCAGCCAGGGGAGGGGCTTTTCTCCGTGTCCTCAATCAGAAAGGATTTAAACTCATGCCAAACGATCCAGAACCAAAAGATGTAAAACCAACCCAACCAGTAAAAACTCAAGACTCCCCGGGAGGTGATCAGCGAAGCAATCCCCGAAACGCAGCGCAGCGGGACCCCGTTCTCACCAAATTGCAAACCGATCAAGAGGCCATGCGCGCCATGCTGGGCGAGCAGGAACGCCAAACCAAACTTGATCAGGCCCTGGAGGAAGCAAAAAAAACCCGTGTTCAAATGTGCTCCTACCTCCTGGAAAGTGCCCTCAATACTTCCAAACTGCCCGCCCCCATGCAGGAAAGGATCAGGAAGCAGTACCAGGATAGCATTTTTGAAGCAGCCGAACTTCAAGAAACGATCAGTGACAGCCGAGCCATGCTTTCCGAACTGACCGCCGGCCAGTCCGTGAATGGACCTGGCAGGATCCATTCCATGTTCAACGAAGCGGACAAGCTCCAAACAGCCGTTAATGATCTCTTCGGTGTCCCCCGTGATGAGGATAAAAAATCTCTTTCAATTCCCAAACTGTCAGGGATCCGAGAGCTTTATTTATCCCTTACTGGCGACTATGATCTCCACGGCGGCTACCATCCAGACCGCACCCAGCTTGCCACTACCGCAGACTTTACAGGTCTTGTAAAGAACGCCCTTAACAAGATTGTCGCCAATGTTTGGGATCAGCTGGGACGTGCCGGCTATGATTGGTGGCAAAACATCTCCACAGTCGAGCACTTTAACACCCTCAACACCATCACAGGAACGCTGATCGGCACAGTAGGATCGCTTCCCAGCGTGGCCGAGGGAGCAGAATATACCGAACTTGCCGTAGGCGACAGCCCAGAAACAGCGGACTTCACCAAGTATGGCGGCTATATTCCGCTTACACTCGAGCTTATTGACCGTGACGAAACCAGGAAATTAAAAGCCTATGCCCGGGAACTGGGGTCCGCAGGACTTCGTAAAATTTCTTCCCTGGTCGCTGCCATCTTCTCGGCCAATGCCGGCGTGGGTCCAACCATGGCAGACACAGGCGCTCTTTTCAACGCCACAGCCGTAACCACAGCAGGAGGACACGCCAACCTCCTGACTACTGCCCTGGCCATCGCCGCCTGGGAAACAGTCGCAACCGCAGTTTACAATCAACCTATGTTGATCAAGAATGCAGCCGGCTATTATGGCACCGGGGATAAGATGGCCCTAAATCCAAAATTCTGCCTGGTTCCCCGCACCCTCCAGAATACAGCCTGGCAAATGCTCAAAGGTGATTTTGTCCGAGAAGCAACCTACGTGTATGACAACGTTCTCAAAGGTTCCGCAGTTCCTATCACGGTTCCCGAATGGACAGACGCCAATGACTGGGCTGCCGTGTGCGATCCAAATATAGCCCCCTCAATTTATGTTGGTGATCGCTTCGGCATCATGCCCGAAATTTTCATCGCTGGCGACGAGCTTTCCCCGGCCGTTTTCACCAACGACGAGCACCGTCTCAAAGTAAGGCATTTCCTCGCAGTGTGGGTTAACGACTTCCGCCCCCTGCACAAATCCAACGTCGCCTAACCGTTTTACTCTCCTTTGGAATTCCTCCCCCGGCCCTCCTCCGGGGGAGGTCCAAAACAAAAGAAAGGATAATTTCTCATGGGTTTCACTCACATAACAGATATTTGTAACTTCATCTCACCGTTCGCTTGCGCCAAGTCAGCCGGCACCTGGACGCCTACTGTCTCCAGTGACATTGTCTCCGACGTTCGCACAGCAGCCGACGCCGCTTTTGACGTCCTGATCCCTATCGCCCTTCCTGGCTCCGCCATCGGTCTTCAAGCTGCGAAGCTTGTTTCGATTGACGTGTGGTATGAGATTGGAACAGCTGCAGCCGACGACTTCGCCACTGTTGAACTCGATAAGGTCGTCCTCTCACCTGATGGCGACGCGATCACCGGCTCTAATCCAGCCGTCACCATCGACGCTGATCATGACACAGCAGCCGAACGCCTGGCAGTGGACGAGCACAAAATGAACGTCGCTTTGGATACCCCCGTTTTCATTCAAGATGACGAAGCCTGGTTTCTCAATCTGAACATTGACGCAGCTGCGACTACCGTTTTCACCCTCACCGGCGCCCAGGCAAATTTCACCTTGCGCCTTTGATCTGCCCTCCGCTTGCGCGCCGACCTCCGCTTCCTGGGTGGATCCTTCCGCTTGAAAAAAACAAGCTCCAGGATTTCCCAGATCTGCCCTCCGCTTCCGCTCCGGTCAGTCGCTCCGGTTGGCCGCCGCTCCGGTCGGTCGCTTCGGTCATTTTGTCATTGCGAGGAACGAAGCAATCTCTCGCATTTCAATATTTTCACAAAATTTATAGTTTTTGAAAATATTCCTTTTCATAAACTATATACAAACATTTTACAAGAAAGGTTCCAATGAATAAGCTAATAATGCTTCTCAAATCAAGAAAATTTTGGGCTTCCATTGTCGGTTTAGGTATGGTCATTTTAAAAGCCTATGTCCCCGATTTTCCAGTAACAGAGGATCAAATTCTCGCCCTGGTCCTTGTCCTGGTCAGTTACATTTTGGGAACTGCCCTTGAGGATGGTCTCACCAATTCAAGAAAAATTAATTAATCCCTTGCCATGGATCAACTTCTACTAATCCTTTGAAAGGAGGATGAGCCAACATAAAAAACCGAGAATAAATCAACAACATGGTAAGGACAAAAAAAGATTAATAGGGTCGGGGCAGAATGAGCCCCGGAAATCAAAATAATCCCGGGTCTCTTCTGCCTGATCCGCCCCTATAATGCTTATCGCAAAGCGATAATAACCAACCGGAAAGGAAATATTATTTCTCATGATCAAAGAATCAGATATTCAAAAAGCAGCTGCCATCCTCACAGGCGGTAAAGAACCCCTCGCCTATGATCTAAAACAGGATGGTTCCCTGGTCGTCGTCGCCAGCAACGGGATGAAATTTATTTTTCCTCCTGAACGGGTCCAGAGTGTTTTAGAAGCATCCAAAATCATCAAAAAGCCGTCTGCAAAGCCCAAATCGAAAAAAGCCACCTCCTCCACTTCCAAAAAGGGACCTGGTAGGCCCCCCAGGGCATCTAGCAAGCCCCATGAGCCTAAAAAGTCCTAATCAGATGGTAGAGGTTATCTGTCTCTGTTTTATCGCCGTCCTGATCTTTTTAATGAGGTCCAAAAATGAGCATTGATCTAACAAGTTGTAGAACACAATTAGCACAAAGACTTCAGGATACTTCCAACCTGATCTATTCCACAGGCACGCTTGATGAATCTCTCCGATCTGCCCTTGCGGATCTATCCGCTTCTTACGGATCCGCTCAAACCCTGGACGGTTTAGATGGCGAAACATCTACAACTTTTTCTTCTCTTGATCTTCATACTTTCCTCGTCGGTGCCGTCGCCTATTCTCTCCGCAGCAGATTTACAGGAAAGTTAGATGAACCTAATCCTTCCCGTGAAAAACCCGGGGCCCTGGCTGATCAAGCAGCATCAGTCATGAAAGAATTTCAATCCCTGCTGCACCATCTCAGGCTCAGGCGTTTTCAAGAAGCAACTGATCATCCATATTCACAATGGGACTGGGACGAAGGTGATGATTTTTCGTAATGTCCCAAAATTTGGGATAATTTCTTCTATTACTTACTTACTTAATTACTTAAGTAATTACTTAATATAGTAAGCAAGCAAATTACTGAGTAATGATTACTTTTTTGTCCCAAAATTTGGGATAATTTGGCTCAAAATTTGGGACAAATATATTTCCACGGAGTTGTAAATTGAAAGTTATCCACATTTTATCCACAGGTTTATCCACAGGTTTATCCACAGGATGAGGTTTAATCATGAATCAAATTTCTATAGGCGACAGCACGGGATACACCAACATTTCAGGCGCCAGCCCTTATGCCGGTTTCCGCCTGGCTGAATGCTTCTTTCAATTTTCTTCTCAGGAAACAGTCAAAGAAAAAATTGAGATCGAGCTACAGGGTACTTACGCTCAAATCTCCACAGCTTTTCGCATCCTCGAAAAAGTAAAGCTCCGTTCCGTCGCTTTCACCCTGGGGGAATACGCCCATCCTCAAACCCTCCGCTTCCAGCCCAATTCTGGCGGAGCCTATTACTATGCTCAAATTTCAGATCTTTATTTAGAAGCACATTCCCAGGGATATCTCACCCACACCCAGGGCAGCTTCAGAGTAACCCTGCACTACATCCGCCCCAATCATTTTGATGGCGCACAATCCGAACTTCCCCTCACGGGTGAATCAGTATCAGATATCACAGGAGGAATGAATTTAATTAACAAATCAGATGGCACCGGCGCTCT